CTCCCGAGCAGGGGGGGAGTCGAACCCCATAGAAACCTTTGTGTTTGAAAGGGGACGGTCCAACCGTCATTGAGTGTCTGTTCCAAAATAGAGGCAGACCCCCTCATATCCCGGCAACATCAAGGACATCAGGGACCACCGGATTGTTATAGACATGAAGGCCAAATTCAGGCACATACCACTCACTGATTTTCTTAAGATAGGTTCTTATGTCCAACAAAAGTGATATCACACCTGTGTCCTTCTTGTTAAACGCTCTCAGCAGTTTCTTGTCCTCGACTGCCAGAACAGAAGGAGTCTCCCTTAGTTTAAACGATTTGAATATAAAGCAGAAGGTGACGAAATTTGTTTAAAACCGGCTCCAGTGGGTGAAACCCACGGACCAGCGGCCACATATGTTATACAGTTGTCTTCATCCCCCGTTGACGCATAGGCAGAGGCTTTGGTGTTATTTTCAAAGACATAAAGTGCTCCATCCGGGCGTCCCCGAATTCTTACAGCATGAGTGACGATTCCAGTAGCAGTAGCACTGGTTTCGCCAGTCTTGCAATATTTCAGGGACTCCCCTACAAACTCATACACCGCTTCCGGGATGCTCTGGTGGAAGGGCACAAGAGCGCCGCCTTCTGCATGCTTGAGACTTAGCTTGGTGATTCCATCTCCATTGTCTGTGAAATAGGACTCATAGCCTGGGTCAGGGTAAATAAAGGAACTGGAAGTGTCTGGGGTGGCGAGTCTGTTTTCGAAATCTATATCGTAGTCGATGTAGATATTGAAGCTCACAACACTGCCAGTCGTGAGATTTCCAATTCCCGACGACAGAACAAGATAGAAGGATCCCTGATCAGAGTCCTCCTTGCTCGAATCTGTGAAAAGGAGGGCCTGCACAGTCTTTAAGGGAATGTTCAGCTCCTTCTTCTCATAGATTTTTGCGGTCTGCCTTCGTTCAAAGGTCGCCACAGTTCTGACAGCGTTGTCTCCGGATGGTATATCCAACTTTGAATCCATAGTCCATCCCATGATGTAACTTCCGCTGGTGGTGGTTCCCGCACTGGGCTGCACTACAATTTTGAGTTTCCTCGCTGGTTTCCAATTTGCATAGAGTTGGGCTTGGCGCCACAGACTCGTTCCGGGAAATTTTGATGGGCAGATGTCCACCCGGGCAATGACCGTGCCTGATTTAGCGGTAGCGGGGACGTCAACGGAGGAAATAAGATCATTGCCATCAAAGCAGTTTCTCTTAATTCCCCCCATCCTTCCCCTCTGACGCTGGGGCAACGGTCTGGGTGCTTCCTGATTCATTTCTTTCCTCAGTCTCGCGTTCTGTCTCTGCCGTCTCCTCCTCTCGCGCTGCTTCGCTCTCTGTTGCTCTGTTTTCACCATTTTCAGTTGTAACAATTTCAGAAGTCAAAGGGCCTGCTTCCTTAGCCATTATTCTCTCCATCATCAATTCGAAGACTGCCGACGTAGCCTCGTCTTTCTTGACTCCGAAACCTTCTCCTACTAAGACGCCCGTCCCGCGATATGTCACTTGAAGAACACCCCACGGATTCGGTGAGTTCTCCAGAACAGTGTATTTTCGATCCAAGATGTGTCCGGCGTTGACGAAAGAATACGACACTCTACTCACTACATCAACTTGCCTGTCGGAGAGCTTGACATCGTCAGGCACCTCACACCAGGTCTTTCCATCTCGAGCCACCTTCACTCTGCTCTTAGTCTCCCTTCGTGGCACTTCTTTGAGTCGGTCGAGCTCAGCCCTGGTCCAATCACTGTCCCTCACGGGGACCAACGGACCCTTCTCCCAATAACTCTCGCTGGGGCTGGGCCTCCAGCCAAGTGAGATTAGGACTTCGGCGCACTTTCCAGGGGCTAGGTTTGTGACTAGGGGTATGAAGTCACGATGAAATTTCTCCGCCCCCTCAGGAATTGCGTTCTCAATCCTCTTCTCCTTTGGCACCGACTGCGTTGTGGCTTTGTACTTCACAAACTCCTTCGGATACTTCACGGGCTTCATCAGTGGTGTCCTCTCTTCCAGGAATGATCTTAAATAGCCCTCACTATCCACTGTCGGATCTCGCTTCCTTTCCATTGCTAGTTCCGCTTGTTCTCGGCCTCTCTCAGTCTCCACCTCCTCTGCCCAGGAAGTGGTTTGCACCTCTCTGGACACAACAGGAGGAACATGATGTGGATCCCGCAAACTTCGATAACGCTTGATCTCATCCAGCTTCTCCCTTAGAGCGGGGACACAATCATACCACAGGCCTCCTCTCTTGTTGTCAGGACTCAGATAAACGTCCACGCAGAAGTCTATGCTGGGCCAACCATCGCTGGACGGCCAAGTGAAATCCTCTCCCACAAGGTCAACCAACTCTGGTCCTTCTCCACCATACTCTCCGTCAACTTTCTTTCCGGTCTGAACTCTCATGCAGATGACCTCCGTGTTGGTCTCCTCAATCAGACGCGAACAAATGTTCCACGTCTTCTCGTGGAGAAAAGCAGCAGTGATCATGTACCCTCGAGCACAGTCAAACAAGTACCTGGCTCTTCCTGTGGTCTTCTTTAAATCCCTCACTTCCTCGGGGACCCTAGCATTGGCTATTAGACTCACAATATCGGACTCCTCCTTATAGGGTATCACCTCCAGACGGTTTTTGCCAGTAACAGCCTTCAGCTGAACTCCCAAAAACTCCTGCGCATTCGGTTGTTCACCCTCCTCCAGCTCTTCCTGCACCTCATCCCACTGATAGGTGTCTCCTTTAAGGACAAGTCCGAAATTCTCCCTCATAAAGTTCTTCACCTCTTCTACGTTCATTATGTCAACTCCGTAGTGCTTGTGCGCCTCTATGAGCGTCACAAAGGCTGTGACGCTCTTAAAGGTGTCCACTCCAGTTGTTCCCACACATCCAGTCAACAGACCTGTCTCACTGCGATAGGGTTGTGAGCCGTTGACAAAGAACTTCGCGCCCACTAGCTGCTTCTTCCAGACTTCTCCAACAAACTTCCAGAAGTTGCTCGGTCCGTGCTCTCTCTCGTAGCAGTGCAACACATAATCTACGTACTCTGCGGCTTCGGTCTTGTGTATGGAGCCGTCCATGCACTGGAAGTCGGGGGAGCAGGAGTACAAGACCCCGTCCTCCCTCTTGACCATCCTTACATCGTCTCCATATGCACAAAACTTGACCTCCCCCTCCTCAGTATCACACATCCAGTCGAACAGTCGTTGAGACCCACCATCCGCATACGAAAACCCACACGCATTTGCCCCACTCTCGTGGAACAGAAGCATGTTGTCGGTAAACGGCTGATTTAGGGCTGAACAAAGAAACTGGGTGGGAAACGAAAAGGAGAAGTAAGGTCGTGTTTTCTCGTGCAACTTATCCGGTGGATACCGATCTGTTTTGTTCTTGCACTGACACACTAGGAACTCCTCATTCTCCCTAAGGAACTTGTCCAGATGGTCCTGGTTTGCTTCCTTGATGAGTTTGCCAATGGCGTCGAAGCAATCATCAAGACACTGTCGCTTGGTCCTGTAAAAGGGAGGACCTGCTCCAGAGCTCTTGTTTACTCTGACGCCAGAGATAAACTCCTCAATGTTGCCATTCCAATTTGGGAGCCCCTTTCCTACCGGGAGCGCGGCTCTCACATCTTCGAATTTGATATTGTACTTCTCCATCGCGGTCTTGGGACTCGGGACTTTCTTAGTAGCCCAGAGTCGGAGTCTCTTGCTGAACCCCTCCTTATTCCCTGTAGTGTAAATCAGCCTCTTGATGTCGTCAGACTGAGCTCCGCTCTTCAGGCAGACCTCAACAAGCTTTCGATCTCTTTTAGCTATCTTGTACGTCTGTTTCATGCTGACGTTGTTGTCTTCTTGATTCTCCCCCATGGTGTGGAAGGAACAGACGCGAACTTTCGCCGCTTCGGTTAGAAAGCCCACCTCTGGATTTCCTTTTGCCACCGCGATGGGTTTGATCAAGTCCTTAACAACGTCCTCATCATAGTCGTACTCATTCCTTCCAACATAAGGAGCAGGGGTCCGAGGACTCGTTCCTATCAATTTCTTGAGCTCTTCAAAATTTTGTCTTTTCAGCAATAACGAATCTTCTTTCAGGTCAGCAAACGTGACTTTGTCGCCAGATGATACAGGGTTGCTTGCGTCCATGATGTTCAAATTAGAGAAAAAGGAAAAATTTAGGCTCAGGAAAAAC